AACGTGACAACATCCTAACGACAGTCGTTGACCCACTGGTGTCTAACCCACTGCGTTGGGCTGACCTTACAGCAGACAAACAGGCTGAGTGGTCACAGTACCGTACAGACCTCTTGGGTGTACCACAGCAAGCAGGGTTCCCGAACAACATCACTTGGCCACAGGAGCCTTCAGCATGAGCAGATCAAAGAACAGGAAGATTGCCGACCTCATCTCAGGCGGTACGTTTGATGACGGAGTAGTCGCAGCCTCAGAGGTTACAGGACTGCACTCAGTAGCTTCGACAGGGAACTTTAACGAACTGTCTAACAAGCCAGCACCCTTTGACCCTGCTACTTTGGCAAGTGTTGCAGTCTCAGGTTCCTTTAATGATCTAGCAGATCAACCAGCACCATTCGATCCAAGCACACTAGCTACGGTTGCAACGACAGGTGCTTACTCAGCCTTGTCAGGCAAGCCTTCATTAGGCACTGCGTCCACTCAATCCTCAGGTACATTTGCTACGGCTGCTCAAGGTACTTTAGCTGCTAGTGCTGTACAGCCTAACACAAACCCTACGTTCGGTACAGTCTCAGCTTCTTCCTTGACGGGTGTCGGTAGTATTGATGCTACTACGGCGTCGGCTATTGGTGCTGCTGGTGTAGGCGGTGCAATGAAGTTGTTATCTGACAGCACTTTTGGTGCGGTAGCGGGGGTGTATCAATCCTTTATAGGTAACTACCCTAGATACTTGATACAGCTTACTAATGCTCAAGTGTGGGGGTCTGCATCATTTGGGCTGACATTGCAGCTTACAGATAGCTCAGGAACCCTTTTAAATACTTCATACTTTGCTGGTAATGACGTAAGCCGTTATGAAAATCAGGCATCGATGTTCTTCCAAACGTCTCATGCGGGTAGTCACTCGATGATTGTAAGTTCAGATATCGTAGTTACAAACCCACATAGCTCAAGCATCCCTACACATGTTTCAGCCTCTGTTCATCAGCAAAGTTACGAGTCTGGTTATTATTACGACGACCACACGGTTGCTGGGGGCCATAGGAAGATAACCGCAGCCCCTTATGCAGAGGTTAACAATAGTGTTTACATTTCAAACAGTGGTTCGGGTACTAACTGGGGGCATGGAAATATTAAGATTTGGGGGATGAGTTAATGCCTTTTGTGTTTAAAGACGGAGCTACTGTGGAAATCTCACAGGAAGAGCTTGATGCCATTCAGTTTCAGAGTGTTGAGACTAAAGAACTTTTAGTTCGTGTGAAACGTGACAGCCTCATAGCATCTACAGACGTATGGGCCTTATCAGACCGCACGATGACAGCAGAGCAGACAGCCTATCGTCAGGCTCTACGTGACATCACAGACCAAGCTGGTTTCCCCACTAACATTACATGGCCGACTAAACCTTAATGGCATCAGTAGAAGAAATCAAAGAAGCTGCTGAACGTAGCCTTGTCACCTTCATTAAGCTTGTAGCACCTCAACGTGTACTGGGTAACTGTCACGAAGATGTCTGTAAGTGGTGGACACGACAAGAGGCTAAGTCTCATCAGCTTCTTCTATTCCCTCGTGACCACGGCAAGTCAGCTATGGTTGCCTACAGGGTTGCTTGGGAGTTAACTAAGAACCCTACTTTACGGGTACTGTACATCTCAGCTACGTCTAACCTAGCTCAGAAACAGTTATCGTTTATCAAGAACATCTTTGAGTCTGACATCCACCAGAAGTACTGGCCTCTACATTTAAACAAAGAGGAAAGTAAACGAGAGAAGTGGACCACCTCTGAGATTGCACTAGATCACCCAGCCCGTAAGAAAGAATCAGTACGTGACCCCTCTATCTTTACTGGTGGCCTTACTACTTCCTTAACTGGGATGCACTGTGACATTGCAGTACTGGATGATGTTGTTGTGTTTGAGAATGCTTACACTAACGAGGGACGTAACAAGGTTAAGTCTCAGTACTCCCTGTTGTCCTCTATCGAAGGCAGTGAGGCACAGGAGTGGGTAGTTGGTACACGTTACCACCCTAAAGACCTTTACAGTGATCTGATGGGTATGGAAGAAGACCTGTACTCAAGCAAGGGTGAGCTAGAGGGCAAGGCTGACATCTACGAAGTAATGGAGAGGTCAGTAGAAGATAACGGAGATGGCACTGGAGATTTTTTATGGCCTCGTCAAACCCGTAGAGATGGTAAGTTCTTTGGCTTCGATATTAAAATCCTAGCTAAGAAACGTGGACAGTACTTAGACAGAGTACAGTTCCGAGCACAGTATTACAATGACCCTACTGACCCTGACAGTCAACCGATAGCCTACGAGAAGTTTCAGTACTATGACCGTAAGCACATGACCCGTGATGGTGGCCAGTGGCTGTACAAAGGAAGTAAATTAAATGTTAGTGCAGCTGTGGACTTTGCTTACAGTGTCAGTAAACGTGCAGACTATACAGCAATTATCGTCATTGGAGTGGACTCTGAAAATAACGTCTACGTTCTAGACATTGACCGTTTTAAGACAGATAAGATTTCTGAGTACTTCAAGCATATCTTAGACCTACTTAACCGTTGGGACTTTAGGAAGCTACGAGCAGAATGTACAGCAGCCCAGTCAGCTATCGTATCTGAACTTAAAGATAACTATATCAAACCTAATGGCCTAGCTTTAAAGATTGATGAGCATAGACCTAACAGACACCAAGGGTCTAAGGAAGAACGTATAGCTGCTATCCTTGAACCTCGTTACGACAACCTACAGATGTATCACTACCGTGGTGGTAACTGTCAGGTACTAGAAGAGGAGCTAGTCTCCTACAACCCTGCACACGATGACTGTAAAGATTGCCTTGCAGCTGCTGTAGAAGTAGCCATCAAGCCAAGCAGTACGATACGAAGAACACGTAGTCAAGATAATAATGTAGTATTCCATCCAAGATTCGGTGGTGTTGCATTTTAACACTTGACAAGAAAAATATATTGTGATATTATTAACACATGGGCTAGAGGACTAGGAGTCAAAATGGCTGGTACTACAATCGACATTGAGGACACTATTGATCCCCACGCCTTAGCTGTGGACATCTCTAGTCGTTGGGGCACTTGGAATACTGCAAGAGCTTCCAAACTGGAAGAGTGGAAAGAGTTGCGTAACTATGTTTATGCGACTGATACTAAGACGACTTCTAATAGCAAGTTACCTTGGTCTAACTCTACCACTACCCCTAAGCTTACTCAGATTTCTGATAACCTACATGCTAACTACTTTGCTGCATTGTTCCCACAGAAACGATGGTTTAAGTTTGAAGCTACGGATGCAGCATCTGATGTTAAGATGAAACGGGACATCATTCAGTCCTACATGGAATCTAAGATTAACGCATCTGACTTTGTTAACACAACAAGTAAACTAATTAATGACTACATCCAGTACGGTAACTGCTTTGCTACTGTAGAGTTTCAACGCAAGGTTACTAACTTTGAAGACGGAGACCGTGTAGTGAACTACGTTGGGCCTAAGCTTGTCCGTATCTCCCCTTACGACATCTGCTTTAATCCAGTAGCTGCTGAGTTCTCTGATACACCTAAGATTATCCGTTCTGTTCTTTCCCTTGGTGAAGTGCAACGCATGGTTGAGAATGCTCCTGACAAGGAGTACATGGCTAGTGTGTTTGATAAGATGCTAGGTAACCGTGGTGCAGCTAAAGGAAACGAAATAGACTTGAGTAAATCACAAGGTTTTATTGCTGATGGTTTCTCCTCTTTGTCAGACTACTACGAATCCGATTACGTAGAGATTCTTACGTTCTATGGTGACATATACGATACCAAAGAAGGTAAGTACTTAAACAACCGAGTTATTACAGTCGTTGATCGTGCATACGTTCTAGCTAACGAAGAAAACCCTAGCTTCCTTGGACGTGACCCAATCTTCCACGTTGGTTGGAGAGACCGTCCAGACAACCTATATTCTATGGGTCCACTAGACAACCTTGTAGGTATGCAGTACCGTATTGACCACCTAGAGAACCTTAAGGCTGATGTGTTTGATCAGATCGCCTACCCTGTACTAAAGATACGTGGTGACGTAGAGGACTTTGATTTCGAACCTAATGCTCGTATCTACTTAGGTGATGAAGGCGATGTAGGTTACCTTGCTCCTGACTCGACTGCTCTTAATGCTGACTTCCAAATCAGAGAGCTAGAAGCTAAGATGGAGATGATGGCTGGTGCTCCTCGTGAAGCTATGGGTATTCGTAGTGCTGGTGAGAAGACAGCCTTTGAGGTTGGTCAGCTTATGACAGCTGCTGGCCGTATCTTCCAACACAAGACGGCTCACTTTGAACGTGTGTTCCTTGAGCCAATCTTAAACGCAATGCTAGAAGTATCTCGACGTAACATGGACTATGAGGATACAGCTAAAATCCTTAACGATGATACAGGTCTATACTTCTTTACACAGATTACCCGTGACGATATTAAGTCTAATGGTAAGATCGTTCCTATGGGTGCTCGTCACTTTGCTGAACGTGCACAACGTGTACAGAACCTTACGACTATGTACCAGATTAAAGCATCTGATCCAACAGTGGCTTCTCACTTGTCAGGTAAAGAGTTTGCTCGTTTGTTAGCTGATGAACTTGGTGAGCCAGCACTCTTCGGTGAGAACATTGCAGTGTCTGAACAGTTAGAGACACAGAAGGTTGTCACAGAGGCTCAGGTAGAGTTTGAAGCACAGCAAGAGGAACAGGCAGAGGCAGGTATGCAAGAGCTACAAGCACCCTCCCAGCCCCCCTCTGAGGAAGCCCCACAGTGAAGGCAGCATGGTTCAAAGACTGTAAGACTAAGAAAGAAAAAGATGCAGTAGCTCAAGTGCTACAGTCCAACATAGAAGGACTAGATCGTCTTAAAGAAATCCTAGAGCCTATGCTTAAGGACACTACCCCTGCTACTGATTATGACTCCCCTTCGTGGGCTTATAAACAAGCAGATCGTAACGGGTTCAATCGAGCAGTGACCACTGTGTTGGACTTAATTAACTTAAACAAGGAATAACAATGAGTGTATTTTCTGAAGAACAGGTGACCCCTGTAACGCAGACTGAACAAGGAAACTCTTTTGCGGAGCCGACCAGCCCCTCAATTCTAGGAGACCTTGTGGGAGAGGGACGAAAGTTCAACGATGTAGAAGCACTAGCACGAGGGAAAGTCGAAGCAGATCGTTTCATCGAACAAATGAAACAAGAGAATGCTTCACTAAAGGCTGACCTAGATAAGCAAGCCTACAAGATTGGAGTTTCTGACAAGATGGAAGAAATGGCCTCGGCATCCACAGTCGAACTTCCTGATCCCAACCAAAATAGTGGCACGTTGAACCAAGCTAATACCCAGCAAGTTTCGAGTGAAGCAGACATTGAGAGCCTAGTTGAACAGACCCTGAGGAAGCGAGAGCAAGAAGGCGTTGCTAAAAACAACATTGCTCTTGTCGAGTCGGAACTTGATAAAGCCTACGGAACGGAAGCAGCCTCTGCGGTACAGCAGAAAGCTTCTGAGCTAGGGCTACCAATGGCAGAGCTACAGAGCATGGCTGCTAAATCCCCTGCTGCTTTTATGCAGCTTATGGGTAAGGCAGCACCATCTTACTCTCCATTAATTCAAGGGAGCATTCGTACTGAAGGTTCTACAATGCAAGCTAACTCGGAGAAGGACTTTGGTTTCTATCAAAAGCTTCGTCGAGAAAACTCTAAACTATACTACAAACCCTCGACCCAACGTGCAATGATGGCAGATGCCGAACGCCTTGGGTCTTCATTCTATAAGTAAGGAATAATACAATGGCTGGTAACACAGTAGCTACACTAGCACTAGCAAAACGGGCAGAAGTCTGGGGTGCAGAGCTAAAAGAAATCTTGCGTGACGAACTGCAAGGCATGAAATATGTAAACTGGTTGGACTCTTTTCCAGACGGCGACACATTCAAAATCCCATCACTTGGTGATGCGACACTTAACGACTACTCAGAAGATGCAGCTGTAACATACGATCCAATCGACGATGCACAGTTCACCTTCTCAATCACTGAGTACCTACAGTCTGGTAACTACATTACCAACAAAGCAATGCAAGATGTGTACTACGCAAATGAGATCATGTCTCAGTTCGTACCACTTCAAGAACGTGCTTTGATGGAACGTGTTGAAACAGACATCATGGCTCTTGGTGGCCAGCAGACACTTGACGATGCTAACGTAATCAATGGCACTGCACACCGTATGCTCGGTTCTGGTGCTGGTGGTAAGATTGGCGTTGAAGACTTTGCTAAGGCAAACCTTGCCCTTAAAACTGGTAAAGTTCCACAACGTAACCTAGTTGCAATCGTTGACCCATCTGTTGAGTTTGAACTGAACACTTTGTCAAACCTAACTAACGTATCCAACAACCCACGTTGGGAAGGCGTTGTACGTGATGGTATCGCAACTGGCATGTCGTTCATTGCTAACATCTACGGTTTCGATGTTTACACTTCAAACTACTTGAAGACAGAAGCTGCTGAAACAATCGGTGGAACAACTGTCAACAATGCTAAGACTAACATGTTCTTCTCTGCTGACCAAACTGTGTTGCCATTCGTTGGTGCATGGCGTCAGATGCCAACTGTGGACACAGAGTATAACAAAGACTACCAACGTACAGAGTTCGTTACTACTGCACGTTACGGTCTGAAGTTGTACCGTCCAGAGAACTTGGTAACAGTTTTGACTGCACCTCTTGCGTAACTAAAATACAAGGGGAGGGGAGAAATCTCCTCCCTTTACTACTTTACTCTTGACAAGATATTTACATGTGTGTATAATAGTCTTAACAAGTCTCCCCCGATAAGGACCAATAACAATGGCTAACGTCGAACACTCCTCCCTTACTGGTAATGCCTTGCACGAACCTAAGGGTACTTCTACAGCTAACAGTGGTGAAGCTTACGTTGCTAACGGTTCTGGTAGTGGTGCATGGCAACCTATCCATCGGCACTTAGGTGCCACCACAGCCTTTGCTTCATCTAGTCCTTATGCTTACTCTCTTGATACGGACATAGCAGAGAAGTTCCTATCTCCCTCTATTGCTGATTCACATGTAACAGGTTTTACTGTAGTTACATCCCCTAACCTTCGTTTTTCTTATGATGATTCAACAAACCTTACAGGTCTTATTAACTTAACCATGTCCTCTACTCAGTCCTCTGGACCAACAAAGAATGTAGAGTGGGCTTTGTTTAAGAACGGTACTGAGATTGTAGGGTCACGAACTATCCGTAGTATTGCTACAGGTACTTGGGGTTCTATTAGTGTAACAGGTGTTACCTCTCTTGTTCAGAACGACTACATTGAAATTAAAACTAAAGCAGATACAGATAACGTAGACGTAAACTACGCAAACATCTATGTCTCCATTATTGGAATGAGTGCATAACATGAAGATGACTCTCCTCGAAATGGTCCAGAACATCTTATCCGACATGGACTCGGAGGAGATTAACAGTATTTCTGACTCTAATGAAGCAGAGCAGATTGTTCAAGTTATTAAGACATCTTACTTTAATATGATTGCTTCTCGGTTTATACCAGAGCACTCCCAAGCTATCAAGCTAAACTCCCTGTCTCAATCTGCTAGACCTACACACTTTGTGTTTCCAGCTAGAGTTAAGAACCTTGAGTCCTTAAGCTACAACGTATCTGAAGTTACAGGTGGTGTAGAGTATCGGCGTCTACAGTACTTGACACCTGATGAGTTCTTTGGTGTTTCAGACAATCGAAACAGTGAAGCTTCTAATACTCTCAAGGTTCTTGATGTACAGGCTGACACTACTCTGCTTATACGTAATGATGTAATGCCCTCTTACTACACCACGTTCGATGATGAACACATTGTCTTAGACAGCTACAAGTCCACTGTAGAGGCTACCCTACCATCAGCCAAGACACGAGCCTACGGTGTACGTTACCCGACATTCGACACTACCTCAGACGGATTTGTACCTGACATAGATGGCACAATGTTCCCTTTCCTATTAGCTGAGTCTAAATCAACAGCTATGTCGTTGTTTAAGTCTGGCTCCGATCCTAAGATCGAACAGGCTGCCCGTAGACAAAAGAGCTACGTTCAGAATGACATGCACCGAGTAAAAGTAGGAAGAACTAAAAATGACTATGGCAGACGTTAAGATTACAAAGAGTCAAGACGGACAGGAGATCGTAGTAGAAAGTAACAAGACTGAGAAACCTATGAAGGTTTGTAAATCTCAGGGTGGTTTTAAGTTCTACAAGATCGTGTATGAAGGTGGTGGTCCAGTACCACAAGAGATTTCTGGTAACTTTACAGGTAGCTCTGGAGCCTTAAAAGCTCTTCTGTTACACCTAGAAGGTAAGAAACCTACCCCTAACAAAGCTGTCAACATTAGATCAAAAGAACGTAAGGCCGAGAAGGATAAACTGAATGGCACAAAGCCTGTCGCAGAGAACGGTTAACACGTTTATCAAAGGTCTCATTACTGAGGCCTCTGAACTTACATTTCCTGAGAATGCTTCTGTTGATGAGCTTAACTGTTCCCTAGAACGGGACGGCACTCGTCGTCGTCGCAAGGCTTTAACTCTAGAAGAGAACAACGTACTGTCTACGGTTGTAGTTCCTGAGGGTGCTTTAGTCCAGACACTAGACTGGTTTAACGTAGCAGGTCAGGCTCGTCTTGAGTTCTTAGTTGTTCAAGTTAACAACCTTCTTTACATCTACGATAAAGCTAAAGAACCTCTTTCAGCTAACAGGTTCAATTACTCTTTTGATCTGAATACACAGACTGCAAGCAACAACCTTTCTCCTTCTGACAACCGTATTCAAGTGTCCTCTTTGAATGGTGCTCTCATTGTAGCATCCGCAGCATTAAACACATTCTACTTAGAGTACGATCCAGTTGCTAATACTTTTTCAAGTTCTTCTATTGACTTCAAGGAACGTGACTTTGCTTGGCAAGGTTCTGATGTTGAAGTAACCTCTGAGTATTTTCAAAACGATTCCTCCCCTTCTATCGAACGTACTTACGATGCTAAGAACGTAGGCTGGGGAGAAGGCGGTGGACCCTCAACCTTTACCTTTGCTCTCACACATGCTTGGTATGCTGGTAAGACTGCGGATGGTGCTTTTAGCTCTACTGACTGGGAAGAAATTTATACAGGTTCATCCCTTGCAGCTAATGGTCACTTCGTAGTTGACGTGTTTAACAAGGTTAGATCAGGCCTCACTACAGAAGTAGAGACAGGCCGTTTCACTACTGTTGCAGCCTATGCTGGACGTGTGTTCTACTCAGGTATTGACTCAGCTAAGAACGGTGGTAAGATTTACTTCTCCCGTCTAACTGAACGACTGGCTGATGTAGGTAACTGCTTCCAAGTCTATGACCCTACCTCCGAAATCATCAGTGACTTACTAGACACAGACGGTGGTGTTGTAAGTATCCCTGATGCCTACAATATTCGTAAGCTGCACGTACTAGGTGCTTCTCTCTTGGTCTTTGCTGAGAACGGAGTATGGGCTGTTGCTGGTGTTGACAACGTGTTCCGAGCCACAGAGTATGCTATTACTCGTCTTAGTGATACAGGCTTAACGAACGAAAACTCCTTTGTAGTAGCTGACGGACTTCCTCTTTGGTGGAGTAAGACTGGTATTCATGCCATTCAGCAAGGTGAATCACTGAACGTACCTACAGCCCAGAACCTTTCTCTAGGAACTATTCAGTCTTTCTGGGTAGGTATCCCTAACGAGAAGAAAGCACAAGTACACGTAGAGTATGACAAAGTAAACAAAAGAGTTTTCTGGTTCTACCCCGATGCTAACGAGGCTGTTGATTATAAGTACAACAACATACTCATTATGGACTTAGCTTTACAAGCCTTCTACCCTTGGCGAGTAGAGGATACTGACAGTAATTCCTCCTACATTATTGGTACTTCTTACTTCTCAGGGTTAGGTTCTACGTCTACTGAGACACAAGTAGTCAACGGTTTAGATACCATTGTCAATGGCTCTGACACAGTTAAAGCAACTTTGTATAGAGACTTCCTTCAAGGCGATAGTGAAATTAAAATGCTTGTCAGAGATGGGGCAACTGGTAAGATGACCTTTGCTACATTTAAAGGTGACGGCTACCTCGACTGGGGTACAGCAGACTATAAGAGTTATACTGAAGCTGGTTATGATTTCATGGGAGACATGACAACATTCAAGAACGTACCTTACGTGACAACGTACATGCGAGTAACTGAGGACGGGTACGTGGCTAACGGTTTAGGGTACGAGTTTATCAATCCTTCCAGCTGCTTGATGTCGGTCTCTTGGAACCTAAATAAAACTAACAGCACTCCTAGGGAAATCTACAAACTAAAAGATGTTCCAGTTGTTGACCCTTCTGATCTAGGTTCTATACATTACCCCACTGACACCATTGTCACTAAGTCTAAAGTACGTGGACGTGGACGTTCAATGAAACTTAGATTTGAAAGCACGTTAGGTAAAGACTTTCATCTAGTAGGATACGAGGTTATTGGTGCAAAAAACAACAGTTACTAAGATAAGGGAAGCTACTCAGGATGATGTCTTTGACATTTTAATCTTGGCAAAAGAGTTCTCCAAGGAAGCCCCACAGTCTCACAAGTGGAGTAAAGCTAAGACAGAAGCCTTTCTATTTAGTGCCCTACAGGCTGACACAATGACGATACTTGTTTTAGAAGTAGACGGAGATATTGTAGGGGCTATCGTTGCAGTAGTTACCGAGATGTATATGTCTCACACAACAATAGCTTCGGAGCTTGCTTGGTTTGTATCTAAATCTTATAGAGGAAAACCCAGTTCATTAAAACTTGTTTTTGCATACGAAGACTGGGCGAAGAGCAAACGTGCTCAATACATAGGTATGGGAGACATTCAAGGTATCTCCAATCTAGAGAAATTATACACTCGACTAGGATATAAAAAGTTTGAGTCGGTCTACATGAAGGAAATATAAAATGGTAATAGCAACAGCAACAGCAATCGCAATCGCAGGGGCAACAGTAGCCGTGGCTGGTACTGTCAAAGCTAACAAAGCTGCAAAGGCTGCTAACGTAGCTTCTGTGAACAGAGCTAATGCCCAGCAAAAAGCACAAGACCTCCAAGCACGTAGACAAAGACGTGCAGCTATTCGTTCTAACATCTTAAATACTGCTAGGTCTAGAGCATCTGCACAGGCTGCGGGTACCTCGCAAAGTTCAGGTCTTTCAGGTGGTATAGGCGCAGCTGCTTCAAACCTAGGTTCGGCCTTAGGTTTCGGTACACAAATGAGTGGCCTAGGACAAAGAGCTACTATGTTCGGCAACCAAGCCAGCACTTTCCAAGCTAAGTCTCAACGATACTCTAACATTGCCCAGCTAGGTACACAGGTTGCAAGCTTTAGCTTAAACAATTCGGGTGCTATAAACGAAGGCGCAGCTGACGTGAAGAGCTTCTTTAAAGCCTAATAAAGGATACTACTAAATGATCTCCTCCTTTGAAGACACCCTGACCAGCCTTGAAGATACCCTTGCTGTTGACGCAGCAGAGGTACCGAAGAAGGTTGACCCTAAGTCGCCTCTTGAGTTGGCTACAGTGCACGATCAGGCTGTTCTCTTAGGAGAAGACCCTGTTGTTGTTTCTGAAGCACGAGCTAACGGTGACTACTCCCATGAGAAATTAGCTAGGGAGTACCCTGACTTAGATGATTACCTTGAAACTCTATACGATGCTGGTGTTCCTTTAGAGGAAGCTGGCCGCATGGCGTCAGCCTATGAAGCTAGGGTTAAGGCTACCCTCTCCCCACGGGAGTTTATCTTTAGTAGTGCTTTAATGGTTGAAGACGATACAGTCAACCCTGAGACACTTCGTATGCTCACTAACTACGAACGTCTACAAGGTCGTATTGCTGCCCGTATGGAGGAATCCGATCCCTCTGCTTTCCGTTGGTTATCAGCTGGTGGTATTGAGTTTGCTAAAGAAGTTACAACAGCTTGGTTCACTGGCACACTGCGTAAGAATGAAGCTAAGGTAGAAGAGTATGCTAACACCTTGTTGCTCCCTTCAGAGGACTTTGATGAGTACTGGGACAACGAACTAGCTAATGCTGAGTCCTTGACTATTCGTGAGTACGAGAACCTAGCTGAGATTAGACGTAACGTAGATAAGTTTGGTACTGACTACGATGCTAACTTTGTCCAGTTCATGGGTCTAGTTGACGCAGCCACCATAGGTGCATCTGCTGTAGTACGTAACTCACTTCTAGCTGTTGGCAAAGGTGCTGTTAAAGGTGCTGTTAAAGGCACCATATCGGCAAGAGATACAGTTTCTAAAGTTCTGTCAGCTAAGTCATCCTCAGAGGTGGTAACAGCTGTAAGAGGCGAAGTTGCAGGTGCTGAAGCTACAGTGCAACAGCTAAACTCTAAAGGCACCCCTAACTCAGCAGTACTCCACGCAGGTCCAGACACCTTTAACCCTAGTAACTCTGTTAATGTACCACACTCTGCGACAGTGCAAGAGGGTACTAGAGTTTCTATGATCTTCGATGGAATGTTAGCAGCTATGCGGTCACCCGTTGCAGGTAGTACCTTCTCTCGCCAGAACCTTACAGAGGCAGCTGCTGAAGTTGGTGAACGCATTGCGACAATGACTACTAATGCTTCTGTTAAGATGTCCCGTTTGGTTACTGGTGAGTCAGATACAGTTGTGTACTCTGTGCTTATTGGTAAGTCAGACACAGGTGCAGCCTTTACAACTAAGGCAGCTGCTATGAAAGCTGTAAAAGGTGATGCAAGGTACACCCCCGTTCGTCGTAATGCCGAAGAAGTAGAAGGTACCTATGGACTTAAAGAAGAAAAACGTGGCTGGTACCTTGAGTACAAAGAACAAGTAAACACAAAGGCTCTAGGTGACGACATTGAGGATGTCAACCTACAGGAAGGCGTGTTTAAAAGAGCCGTAGCTGGTCTATTCTCTGCCCCACAGACTACACTTGGCCCCCGCCTAGGCTTTATGTTGAATGCAGCCGAAGGCATAGTAGCTAAAGTTAATAAACTGGCTACTAAAGAGTTCAAGGTTCTTAATAAACTTAATAAGACTGAGAAGGAAGGCCTAAATAAAGTCTTCACAGCCTATCGTGACAAACCTCTTAACGACACCCAGCAAGGTAAAGCTGCACAAAGAGAAGCACCTAGCTCAGAACAGTTTGCACTTGACTACTTTGAAGTAACACAGACTGTACCTACTGAAAATACAATGAAAGCCTACCGTGCCTTAATTGACTTCAACAATGCAGCATGGAATGTTAGAGCTACTGAAATCCTAAAGGACGTAATCTCCAGAGGCGGTCGTCTAGTTACAGTTGACGAAGGATATGACACTGTAGGTGTGGTAGCTAAAGTAGCTGAAGATGATGTAGTTTATAGCAGGTTGCAAGGCTCTATCAAAGGCAACAAGGTTGGTGAACGTATTGTCTACCGTCTAGATGAACCCTATGATGCAGGTAAAGGTAAGTTCTACGAGTTTGTAACTGATGTAACGGATAGCCGTATTCCAGAGAAGTCAGATGTGTTAGGTTATAACGTAGGTGGACCTCGTAACAACGAGACAATCCTTAACTTTATTGGTACTCAGTATGAAGAAACTTTAGTCGGTGGTAAGAAAGCTGGAAAAGGTTTCCGTACACTGATAGGTTCTTACAGCCGTAAAGAAGCTGATAAAGCAGTTCAAGAACTTAATGCTATTGTGGCTGTACTAGAACCAATTATGCAACGCACAGGTGTAAAGACAATCAAAGACTTGGGACTTGCTGGTGATGACCTTGTTAATGTCAACGCCGTGATTGCCCGTAGCAATTCTTGGAACCCGTCTATTGAAAACTTTGCAGACCTTCAGAAGATGGCTGCTAAACACAAAGAAACCTTTGCCACTGAGTTTGTTCGCAGAGGCCGAGACCAGAAGGTTGTCGAAGAGTTACCGTTTGGTTCTAGTATGACAGCTGGGGAGTATCAGTCTTTCCGAGTAGCCCGTAAACGTGGTGACACACCTCTTATGAACTACGGTGGTGAACGGGTTATGAACCAAGACCCTATCCAAAACATTGTTGAACAGTTTAAGTCTAGTGCTTACCGTTATACTCACTACAAAGCGACACAGGCTTCTATTAACGGTTGGGTATCTAAGGCTCGTCGTCTGCAAAAACAACGTAAAGGTAACGTAACCTTTGAAAATGGTGCTATACCTGTAACAAATGAAGACTTTCTACGTACAGCTAAAGTCTCAGGTAACTCACCAGTTGAGCTTGAGATGGCTCAACAGCAGAAAGCAATCCAGAACCGTATGGGTTTGATGGAACGTACAGACAAAGAGAATAACTTCTATGCTGCACTTGCCCAACAAATCTACGATAAGGGTGTGTTCGGGTTTAAGAAAGGATCAACTACTAATCCAGAGGATTGGTTAGGTGGGGCAGCTGGTAAAGCTAGAGCCTTTACTTTCCACCTTAAGATGGGTTTTGCTAACCCTGCACAGATGGTACTTAATGCCTCCCACGTTGCACAGATTGCAGCTATCTCACCTATACACGGACTGAAAGTACAGGCTGCTGTGCCTGTCATTGCTACTCTTATGCTGAAAACTGAGAGTGCTATCCTAAAGGACATTGACAAGTTGTTCGAGGCAGGTTTTGCTGGTATGACCAAGCAAGAAATGATCGACACTGTTAAGTACATGAAGCAGTCAGGTCGGGATATTGTAGGCACCTCTGTCCTAGAACGTAGTGGTGACACATTTGATACTGCTACTTCTAAAGCTGGTGAATTGCTTGAGCAGGGGTTGACACCTTACAAACTAGGAGAACTATACGGACGTGTAGCAGCTGCTGCGACTGCTGTTTCAGAGCACTCAGCTAAAAGAATATCTGATGATGTCTTTTCAGAGGCTGGGATACAGTGGGTAGCTAACAGAGAGCAAGTACTTACCTTCCGTATGACATCTGGACAGAAGGGTGCTTACCAAGACGGACCAGTACTGGGTCTAGCTACACAGTGGATGTCCTATACTAACCGTTTTGTTGACAATGTTCTTATTGGCCGTGACCTAACCAAGGCTGAAAGAGCTCAGATGGTAGCCGTTAACACTGTTTTGTTTGGTACACGGGGTATGGGCTTCACACCTAAGTGGACAGCTGCCCTCGTAGCCCTCGGTAAAGACCCAGAAGACCCTAACGTAGCTGAGACCTTGAACCGTGTTAAGTTTGGGTTCTTTGACTTCTTATTGTCTGAACTTGTAGGTGAAGATATTTCACTAGGCACTCGTATCTCTCCTTTAGGTGGTCTGGTTCAACAGTATCAGGACATCTTTGCTGAAGACCCACTATACTCCTCCTTAGGCGGTCCTTTTGCTCAGATCAGTGCTGACACATTTACATCTATCAAAGGTTTAATGAATGCTTTACACGGTGGACATAAACAAGTAGCTGAAGAAGAACTAAAAGCCTTGACTAGAGGTATAGCCTCTGCGGATATGTACTTTAAGATTGTAGAGTTGGTAGAAACTGGACAGTATCGTAGTAAACGTAGAGGTATTGCTGGTGAGTTCTCAGAGGAAGAGAGATCAAACCTAGGAATGGTTGCTCTAATGACTGCTGGTGCTACACCTATGCGAGTTCTTAATAACTATGATACTAAGGACATCTCTTACTCAGAGGATTCTAAGTTCAGAGATGCTCGGTCAAGAATAAATCGTTACGCAGATCAAGGAATTGCCTTGATTTTAACTGGAGAACCTGCTAAGATAAAGGAAGGTAAAGAGTTGTACAACGATGCTCTCAACCTTATTGAGGACGGAGGTTTCTCTATAGAGAACCAACACAAACTAAAGTCCAGTATCATCAGTATGGAAAAGACAGTTGATCTAATTAAGAAAACAAGTGGGCAGTCGGATGCCGCAAAGATTACAGCACAGGCTGCACAGGGAGAATAAGAAATGGCGTCTTTTACAGTAGAACAGAATATTGAAGGGGCTGGAGCATACTCTCAGGGTGTAGTACCTCAGAGAATGGCTGTCTCAGGGGCTACAGGGGTTCTTAGTTCCCTAGTCCAACTAGGTGACACGTATGCAAGGGCAGAGGCCCGTACAAAAGCTGCTAATGCCCCTACACAAACAGACCGAGACCGTAGTACCATCGCAGGTACTCTTCGGAATGCTCAAGCAGACCTAGCTAAAGGTATGTCGAAGGACGAAGTTGGTCAGAAGTATGCTGTTACTTTTGCTACGTTAGATATGAACGAACAAGAGAGAGCACTTGCTGTTCAAATGGTAGGTGATGTCTTTGCTGTCCCTGTTCAACCAACCAGTACTCAAGACACTACTGTAGAGTTGTGGAACAGCCAGCCAGATGTAGTACGGGCTGGTTTGGTACAGGTAGAGATAAACAATGCTACTGCTAATGGGGAGAAGATTACCCCAGAGGAAGCTCAATCAAGAGCTATCCAAACAAATCAAGCTGATCTTATTTCAGCCAATGCAGGTATCCTTCAAGGTAACCAGAGCTACATGAAAGGTTTTGCACAAAACATGCAGACCCTTGACTCATTCGGTAATGCTTTAGTATCAGCCTTAAACGTGGAGATCGAAGGGGGTAACTTTAGCCTCGAAGACTTGCAAAGAATGCGAGGGGCTATCTTAAGCCTTAAAGGACAGCCAGCCTTCCAGAAACCTACGGGTGAACAGGCTCTGGCTCTTTGGGCTAAGATGGAAACTAAGCTTCAGTCCTTTGATGCTATCTTTGAAGCCTTAGAAAACTACGATGCTAAGGATGCTACAGCTAAAGCTAAGTCTTTAATGGCACAGATTTCTCTTAACCTTGCTAAAGACGATCCCCTAGCAATCTTGGCTATGTCTAGCCCAGAGGTTATGATAGATTTAGCTGCTAAACTAAAACCTTCCTTCGCAGCAGAACTTTCTACTATGTCAGAGACACCGACTGTACGGTACAGTGACTTGAACTTTGACCCAGCTGTTCTAGAGGCCATGGGTTTAGGTGAAAGTGGAGAAATAGGTACAGGCACTGGGTCTGTTCCTCCTATCAATGAACCATTTCCAGCAAGTCTATCTGAAGCCTACAAGACTATAGAAGATAAAGGTTTCACAGTTGACAACAAGGAATTTACTGGAGCCTTAACCTCTAACCGTGAACTAATCTCAGCCTTTTCTCAATCAACCTTAAAGACACCTGAGTCAATCGAAGCCTTTGCATCAGTTGTAACTTCTCAGGCTTACTTGTTGTCTAAAGTTGAGTCCCGTTCCAAGGAAAACCTAGATGGCTTATTTGCAGAGAATACTATCGGTATTTTAAACAGTATGTCTAAACAGGGTGGTGAACAAGGTCGTATTTCAGCCACTCTTCGAGCACAAATGGGTGCAGCCTTGGATAGAAGCAGGGCAGTACATGCTAAAGCAGCAGCAGGTATGGTAGATCGTCTTCCTTCTGTAGGCATTCTAAATGGCAAGTGGGCCTTGACGGGTTCAGACACTCCTGAGGTCCGACAACTACAGGCTGTAGCTGACTTGTACTACAATGGTGACTTTGAAGCCATGTGGAAACAGGGAACTACTGCACAGTCCCGTTTACAGAACCGTCTAGCTGCAACGGGTGACATTACACCTAACTCGCCTGAGTACAGAAAGTTCTTAGCCTCTACTGAAGTACTGAAGTCAGCTTTCTGGGCAGGTCTATCGGGTAGGTACAACACAGTAAAGGGTATCCCAGAACGGATTGCTCAGTTTAAGGAATATGGTAAAAAGATTGGTGTTGATGTAACTCAGGTTGAAGAAGATCAAGCCTTTGCCACTGAAGCAGCTAACACAGCAGTTAATGCTATTACTCAAACTGAACTGGGAACAAAAGGTACACAGCAGAGTCCGTTTAGCCTAGGCCTAGAAGGGGCAACAGATGAGGAAACAGATGCAGCTTTTGATGCTCTCCCTGCTAATTCTTGGTTTATCAACCCTGCCGATGGCAAACTCCTTAAAAAGGAAGGTTGATTCAATGGCTAGGGATTACTCAGATCGTGCAGTAGAAGCTGTGATGCCTGTGTTTGGTGACAGTAGTGAAAGGGTTAAAGAACTTCAGACTGCTTTGATTGCAAGAGGCTTCACTGAAGTAGGTAAGGCTGATGGCATCTACGGGGAAGCTACAAGAAAAGCTATAAGCAACTTCCAAAACTCTATTGACCTTGAGGTGACAGGACTAGCTGAACCTGAGACTTTTATTGAGCTGTACAAAATACCTGTAAAGACACAACCTACGTCTGCCGAGTCTAGTCTACAACCACAGTCAACCACTCAAACTACCCTACGTAAGGTCGAAGCAGGTGGGTACGATACTTTGTATGGTAACTTTGAGAAGGGTGGTACACCTTTTAAAGGTGTGTCTGTCTCTAACATGACTATAGGTGAACTTATTAAGTTTTCTCGTGCAACAGGTGCTTACGGCCAGTACGTTAAGCCACGTCTAGCTAAGAATACATACGCATACAAGAAAGGTCTTACCTCCACTCCTATGGGTAAGTACCAGATCGTAGGGTCTACACTACGTGACCTGACTAACCGTATGAATCTACCTTCAGACACTGTATTCAACAAAGAAACACAAGACAAGATGTTCCTATTCCTTGCTCGTGAGAACCTAGCTAGGGCTAACAACCCACAAGCTAAACGTAAGAACCTCCGTAGTATCTGGGAAGGTTTTAAACACGTAAACAACAGCACCTTGGACAAGATCATCAAGGAGATTGACACAAATGGCTAAAGATTATTCCAATGTTGCTGGTGTGGTAGGAGCAGTAATCAACACAGTTGACAAAGTTGCTACTGAGATCGGTCAAGAGGTCGCAGCAGCTACACCTATGTGGCAATCTGTAGTAGATCAAGCTTCTAGTGCTCTCGAATCTGGTGCAGATTATGTTGCAGATGCAGCTGAAGATGTATATGAAGCACTCCCAGAAATGGATGACGTAGTAGAGACGGCTTCAAGCATTGGTTCCTTTGTAAAGGATGCTGTTCGTACTACAGCTGATGCCATTGTAGGACCAGAGTCAACAGTTAAAGCATTGATGTTTGCTGCACCTGTAGCTAATGCCGTTCTACCTATCAATGCTGCTAAGTTTGCTGAGTTCCTTGCTAATGATGGTAAGATCGACATCACCTCAGAAGACTTGGGGGATGACTACGACTTCCTCAGAGAAAAGGCTATTGAAACTATCAATGAGGGTAAGAGTAGCTTTAGTTATGAGACTTGGGGTTTTGAAGACAAGAGTATCCTCATGTCAGACCTTGGTGAAACAGCTACAAAGTCTTTCACAGACCCTAACTACCGTATGGCTACTCTTATTGGACGTACAGGTGAAGGTAATGTCCGTATCGAAAATGGTCGTGTTATCGTAGAAGATGTGTATGACTTCAACACGGGACCAAGAGGTACTAAACTACAGCAAGCCCTAGTCTTGAAAGAGACAGGTGACATCGAAGGCTACGAGAGACTTGCAGAAGAAGCCTTAGGCGGTCAGACGTACTTCGGTAAGATGCGGATCTGGGGTGCTGCTCTGGGTGTTCCTCAAGGTGAAGGTACCCGTTTCAAACTAGACTTGGGGCCAGCACCAGAATGAGACTTGTAATCCTTCTACTTCTTTCTCTTTCCCTAGGTGGGTGTCTTAACCCCATGTCCTTGCTCACTGGTGGTGGACCTAACGTAGCTGCTAACGTACAGGCAGGTGCTGAGAACAACCAGACAGGTGCTCAGGTAGGTGACATCATCAAGGCTGATACAGTCAACACAGGCATCACTCCTAGTGGCTCTATCGAAGCACTGAACGTAACAAACGAGGACATACCCATGTGGGTGGTCCTACTTCTAATCTTAGGCTGGGTACTTCCATCTCCTCAAGAGATATGGAGAGGCTTCTTGAAGACTATAACACTAGGTAGGTACCGTCCATGAGTTTAGGTCTAAGAGGTACTTATGACAAAGTTATGTCAGCCAATGGTCCAGCCCAGATGCTTTCCTATGGCTTCTGGTCTGTGTTGGTGGCTGGTATGTTCTATCAAGTAGACCCTATGTGCTTCCCTGACAGCTTGATTATAACTTGGGGCCTCTTAGGTCTGGCCGTTATCCCTGCTGCTGTGTGGGGTGGCCCTAGTCTACTGAAGTACATCTTGTTGCTAGATATGTTCGTGACAGCTGTAGTTCTAGCTAAGTTTGTCATGCACGAACCTCATGCTGTGCAACAAGCAGTGTACCACATACAGACAGCAACAGGTTGGTCATCTTCTACCCGTGGTCATGAGATGAATACCCATAGCATCTCACAATGGTTCCACGGAGCAGCCTTAGTGTGGATGTCTTTTCACTCACTATACTTAGCCAACTTAATACAACGTCAGCAGCTAGAAAAGAAGAGGTTCAAATGAATGACCTGACCCAATATATGCCCGTAGTTCTAGCTGTAATAGGTTCAGCTGGTTTGTGGGGGTTCCTATCCCAAAAAGCTAAGATGGCCCATGAGAAGGCTCTGAAGGATGATGCTACAGTGGCTAACTTTAACGACACTCTGAAGACACAAGTAGACAGGCTTGCAGAGAAGATGGATAAACTACAGCTAGACAAAGATGAGTTGCTTCTTCAGATGGCAGAGATGAAGGCACAACTAGCTGAGGCACACGTAACAATCAAACACTTGGAAGAA